TCCTGATTTGATCGGCGCGAGCGGCCATCTACCTTTCCTTTCCATAACAGAGCCAGCGGTACGTCACGTTCGCCATCTCGAACGGCTTCCACTCCTCGACCCGGTAATTCTTGGTTGCGTAGCTGAACTCGCTGGCGTCCTGCACCAGCGCGTAGTCGGCGTCGGCCACGTCGAGAATGATGTCCATACCCGACAGCGCACCCGCCGCCGTGAACTCGGTGTCGGCCTGTGGCCTAAGCGGCGAGGCTTCCTTCAAGATCACCGACGCGGTGATGGTGACCGTCACAAACTCGGGGTTCGAGCGAACGGCCATCGCGCTGTAGGGCTCACCCGTGTCCGGGTTGATCTGCGTTCCCGTCGGCCACGCTGGCGCCTGGGGGACGCTGAAGGTGATCTGATCGCCGAAGGTCTGCCGGAGCTGCTGACTTGCAGCGTAGAACCCGGCGAGATTCGGCGTGACACTCATGGCGCAAGCGGCATATGCTTGGCCCGGAAAGCCATTACCGCTTTCTCCGCTTCGCGCACGGTCGCGAAACAACCAAGGTAGTGGGACCTACCGTTGACCTGTGCGCGCGCTCTCCAGCCACCACGCTGCCAGCCATTTGCTCGCAGCCTCGGTCGCTGCCACGTGACGCCACGCACGCCTACTGGTGAATTGCGCTGGACCCCACGGTTCTGCTGCTGTTCGCAGACCGTGGCCGTGCGCAGGTTCTCGATACGATTGTCGAGCTTGTTGCGGTTCTTGTGATCGACTTGCGTTTCGGGGTAACCCATGATCTGCCGGTGCATCTTATGCGTGGCGGTGCGACCATCGGGCAGTCGCTCGGTGCGCGCCACGTAGCCCTTCGTGTGTAAGTGCCAGCGCCACTGGTTGAGCCAGCCATACAGCGCATCATCCACCAGCGTATAGGCTCGCACCCTGCCGTCTCGCCCTCTGAGCGCGATTCTCCTCACGGGGTAAACCCTGGTCCTGAATATCCCGGCGTCCACGGTATGACAGCGGCTTCCTGACCACCGGGCAACCCGGGCACACGATCAGCGATGTTGGTCGACCACCACTCCAAGATCGCGACGGTCGCCTGGTCGCGAATGCGGATATTCGATGCGTAGCGGTCAGCCACCCAGTGCCACCCTCGCAGCCCCTTGAGCGCCAGATCGCGCTCGGCCTGAAGGTGGGTGAGGTAGTCGCGAATGACGTTGGCCGAGAGCTGGTACGACCACTCCGTACCCTCGTTCTTGATCGACTCGCTGACGCGCATGTCACGGAAGATGAAGCGCCAGTAGTCGAGACCGACCTGGCAGATGACGACCGCCGACTCCCACTCGGTCAGCATCGCGTCGGTCTGCCACTCGGTGGGGTAGCCGACAATCGGGTCGCGCGCCTTGACAAGAAGCTGGTGACCGAACAGCGACCCGGCGAACAAGATGATCTCCGCACAGGCGTCGGCAACCATCGCGTACACCACATCGTCGGCGAGCGACGGCCTACCTGTCGGTGGCCCGTAGGGACCTTCGCAGGCGCGGGTCGCACGCGGCACCAGCACACGCAGGTCCGTCAGGTCGGGCGGATCGGCGGGCATCACGTAGATCGACCACACCTCGAACTGCCCTTCGGACGCGCCCTGCGCCACGTTATCGCCCAGCCAGCGCCACGTCCACACGCCGATCTGGTCGGGCACGAACACGGCGTGGTAGGCGCCGATACCATCGTTGATGATCTCGTTCGGCCCGACGCCCCAGATGGTCTCGGTGCCGTCCGGCCCCTTGATGTAGAGGTGCAACCCGTCGTCATTGGCGGCGGCGCTGGTGCCGGTCGCCGGGTTGTAGACCTGAACGCTGGTCGAGAGCGTGACCGCTCCGCCCAACGTCACGCGATACATCTCCGCAAGTTCCATTAGACCTGCCTCGCTGTCAACTCGGCTTCCGCCACGATGGTACTCCCCAACTGTATTCCGGTACTAACGGTTGCCGCGAAAGCCGCTGGCATTGCAGCGCCCGCCCCGACGAGAGCCGGTGCGCCAACCGTGGCGGGCATCGACACCCCACGCTGTTGAGGCACAAGCGGGACGGCGACGGTGATGATCGGCGTAAAACGGGCTGGCTTGGCGCTGGGCCGCGCATGCAGCCTGACGAATATTGTGACGTAGCTGCTGGTGCTGCGGCTGGAGCGGCCCGCCCGCGTCAGGCCAACCGTCCTCCATGCCTGACTTGAGTAGACCAGAACGAGCTGACCGGCTCGCCGCAGGTTGACCTGGCGCGCAATGGCATCCGCCACGCCAACGGTTTCGTGTGCCGTCCTGTAGTGCCATGCTGCCTCCCGTGCTTGGTCCGACATCGCGATGGTGTCCGTGACGGTCCTCCCCTGGAACGGGAGGTGTACACCAGCGGACGAGCTGACCGGCACCGTTCTCATGATGAAGCGCGCGCGGTTGACCGCTCGGCTGGCCGCGCTGCTCGTCCCCACGGTCTCCCCTGCCGTACGCGCCTGAATCTTCAGCTTCAACGCCACGCTGCTGGTGGTGATCGTGCTCACAGCGGTCCGGCCATACGTGATGCCGACCACTACCGCCGAGAAAAGCCCGATGGACTGCTGCGGGGCGCGGCCCAGCGCCCGTTTGGCCGTAGCCGTACTGCTCAGCGTGATCGTGCTCTGGGCCAGCGGGTTGCGGCTCCGTAGCGACACCCCAGCGCTCGACACCGTGGTCGTATTGACCGCCGCGCGAGCCATAGCCTGGGTCTTCCCGGCGAAGCTACCGACGCCGATGATCGCCTCGGCAGTGTTACGTCCCAACGCCAGTTGTCTCGTAGCGATGCTGGCGACCGTCAGCGCACTCGCCGCCGTCCGCAGACGAACCCGCTGGGACACCGCAGCGCTCGACGTGGTGACGGTGCTCGCCGCCGTGCGCGCCATCTGCCGCGCCTGCGCCGCCGCGCTGGTCACCGAGATCGACTCCGACGGGTGAGTACCAACCGACAGTTGGCGCGTAGCCGTGCTGCTGAGCACAATCGTACTCGCGGCCTGCCGCATCGGCTTCGTGACTGCCGCACTGGTCGTCGTGATCGTGTTCGCCGCCTGCCGTGCCAGCGCCAGCGCTCGGACCGCCGCACTCGATGTCGTAATCGTGCTTGCCGCCCCCGGCCCACCCGGCGCGAACGCGCTCGCCGCTGCACTCGATGTCGTGATCGCGCTCGCCGCCACCCGGCCACGGTTGACCTGCTCCGCCGCGACACTGGACGCCGAGATACTGTTCGCGCACGTGACAACGTACTGCGCCGTCGTGCGCTTCTTGGCGCCATAGGCGTTGCCGCCGTAGCCGGGAAGATGCGGGAGCTGTGTGGTAGTTGGCACTACGCCGTCCCGTTGGCCTGATTCGCTTTCACGATCTCCTCTACGCCCCACTGTAAAGGCGAAGTTGTTGTCGCGCGAATAGTCAATGTACCGCCCGACACATAGGCTCCTGGCCCTATTAGGTGACTCCCTGCGGACGGAATTATGTCGAAACCGAATTGACCGAGATTGTCTTGATTTGGAAGCTGAATCGCATTGAGCACACCCGTACCAGAGCTTAGTTCCGTAGGAACGGCACCGTCAACCAGCACGCAGAAATTGTTCCAGTTTACAGTACCGCCCGAATTCCCAATCCGCGAACGTAACCACATCCGCATGGGGTTTCCGTTACATTCGACACGAGCCTGCAAATTTGCTGCATCAATAAGTGCCATGCTCGTTGCTGTAACCGAATAATCGGTGCCTTGCACTCGATTGAACCGGCTATAGAAACCGCGCGCCCACGGTCGCCGGTCGATCCAGTTGATGCCTTGCGTGGCTGTGGTTGTGGCATCACCGAAGTTGATCGTTCCACTCACGTTGCGCAGGGCGAAGTCGGCGATGCGCAGCCGCCCAGCCGTGACCGCAGGCGTATTGGTCGCGATCAGCGAGCCGGTATTGAGCTGCGTCGCCGTGTCCGCACCCTTGGCGAGATACGCCAGACCGTTCACGTCGATCTCCAGCCCGTATACGGCGTAATTTCCGCTGGCCGGTAGGCTCGCGGGCGTCAGAGTTTCTGTCTGCGCTGTCACCGAGACCGGGAGAAGCACGCCGCCCGCCGTCTTGACCCACGCTGGGTTTGCTGACGCAATCGTGAACGTGAGCGCCCCGGTGCTCGTTGACAGCGAGATCGCCGAGGGCACCGCATCGCCAGCGCCCACGACACCGTTCTGAATGTCCGAAGGTTGCGTCGGCGTAGCGTAGTTCGCGCCACCGAGCGGCGCAACCTCCAGGTAGTTATATGTGCCGGAGCTGTCGGTAAACGACAGCGAGGTTGTCGTCGGATAAACCCACAATTCCAGGTAGTCACCCGCGCTACACGAAATGACATCTGACCCGGACGCAGCCGCTCCACCTGTCGCGCTTACCGCGTAGCGAATGGTCGATGCTCCGTTTTTGTAAACCGCTACATAGCTACCCGTGTTCAGATTCGCCTGTGCCGTCACCGCGTAATAGCCGCTCGCTGGCACGTTGTATCGACCATTGGTAGCCACGTCCATGTTGCCCGCCGCGTCGAACGTCTTGGTATCGAGGGGAACCTTATTCCAAGCATTCGCCGTTAGGCCACTCAAGGCTGCTGCTCTAAAAGCCCGCGACGGCGGGACGCCCGCTGTAGCCTGACCAGCGCTGACGAACGGCGTCACGGTCAGTTGGCACGTCGCGGCACCGGCCTGGAGGCTCACCGTACTGGACGAATAAGCCCACAGCTCCAGATAATCGCCCGCCTGTAGGGACATGACCGTGCTGATCGGCGCCGCCGCTGGACCGCCGCCGCCCGCCATTGACTGAAGGACGGCGCCGCCATTCTTGTAAACCGCCGCTTGCTGGTTTGCCGCCGTCGTACTAAAGAACACCTCGGCCTGCACCATGTATTGCCCTGTGACCGGACATACGTAGCGGCTATTGGCCAAGCTGAAGTTTCCCGGTAAATCAAATGCGAGGGTGTCAAGCGGAATCTTGGTCCACGAGTTGCCCACCGAGAACCCTGCGTTGCGATACGCCTGCGACGCCGGTTGCACCAGCCCGGGCGGGCCTGCCGGTCCAGCGGGTCCCGTAGCGCCCGTAGCGCCCGTAGCGCCCGTAGCGCCCGTCGCACCCGTCGCACCTGCCGGTCCTGCCGGTCCTGCCGCGCTGGCACCGCCACCGCGAGGCCAAATCTGACCAATCCGCCTGTCCGTCGGCACGTATAGGGCAGCTACCGCGCCCTGGAGCGTCGAGGCCGACGGCGCGTATGTGACACTGCCGCTCGCGCTCGCGATCTGGTACGAGCAGTCACCTTGCGTCCAACCGGGACCGCCCGTGCCACCGCTCGCGATCTGGGTCCATGACCCGCCAGCCAGCCCCACGCCGATGCCGTGCGCAAACCCAACCAGCAAGTCACCCGATTGCACCGTCATGCTGGCGCCAGCCGTGGTCGAGAAGAACGAACCTTGACCAGACCGCAACGCCAACGGGCCGCTCGCCGTGAACGCCAAAGCGCGCACCATGTAGCCCGACCACGATGGCGAGATGGAAATGTAATCGGTCCCTCCGACAAGCGTGTTCTTGATATCGCCGATTGCGACATAGGCGTGACCCGCGATGCCGTCGTTCACCACCAACGTATAGCTGTTGCCCTGAGAGTCGGTCGGCGCCGAGGGTGCATTGCCGTTGGTCACGTCAAGTTCCAGAACAAGCACACTGCCCGACAGGACCGTCGTCGTGATGGACAGATTCCACGGTGGTCCGCCCGACGCTCCGGTGGCGATGGCCGAGCCAACGATGCCGTTATAGCTGGAGATCGTCATGGCACCAGTCCCACTCCCGCCAGCGTCACGCTCAGGGCCGTCCCGCTGTCACACCGCACATTGGCACTAAAACTCGCATTGCGCGGCGAGTTCTGGTTCACGACCAACACCTCCGGCGTCAGATGCGCGGTCTGCGTACCCGTACCGAGGAACACCAGCTCGATGAGCAGGCCATGATCGCCCGTCGGGTCCGTGTTCTGTGAGCGCCCGATATCCGCCGCTGCCAGCGTCGAGTTTGCGTAGAGCCGCACCCGGCACGGCTGATTTACAGTTAGCGCGTAGACGACCGCCGTCGAGCCAGGCGCCGTGAGGCTCGCCGCAGTCTCGGTGCCGGTCGTCAGACCAGTCAGCGCCGTAACCAGCGACAGCTCGTTCGACGCATCTGCCGACGTCGGGCCGCACACCCATAGCGCGCCGTTCAGGTGTGCCACCGGAGAGGTGCCCTCCTGTCCGCGCGCCACCGTCCCACTGGTCGCAGCCGCCGTGTAGCTCGTCAGATGCACCACCTCGTACGCGGCATTCGGCGCAATGTCAGGCGGGTCGATGATGAGCGGCACGTAGTCTCCTGCGGCGAGGGTAGCGAACGCTGGAGCTACGGCAAAAGTCAAGTTCGTCTGTATCGCTGGCGCCGCAGCGTAAATCTCGGCCACCACCAGGCCCCCCGCCCCGCCGCCGCCCGACGTGCCCGCCGTCACTGCCGTTCCTGACGCAATCGCGTTGCTGGTGGTGATCGTGTCGTACGTGCCACCCCCCAGCGGGCTGTCGCCGAAGAAGAACAGGTTGCCGTTCATGGTCATCGTGTTCCCCGTCAGCGGGCTTGGCTGGCTCGCGTTGTTCCAGTTGGTGCAGCACGTGACCACGGCAGAGTTGGCCCTAGTCGTAGTCAGCGACGCGCTCTGCGCCGAACCCGCACCCGTGTAGGTCTGCACTACCGCACCCGTCTGGTTCGACGCCGCACCGTTCAGCACCAGCACGCCCAGCTCAGCGGTGCTGGCGGAGTTGTAGGTGACCCGAAGCCCCGTGATCGCCGTGGGACACCACGCGATGTAGATTTCCGCCGCCGCATTGGAGAACGCATGCGCCTGACCGAGCAGCGTCCAGGTGAGGTGCGTCGCTTGGTTATCTGTCACCGAACCGTAGCTGTTGCTGCCGATGCAGCCGCAGAACGCGACGATCAGGCTGCCAGCGGGCGGGTTGAACGCAGCGGACTGTATGGAGCCGCCGAAGTTCTGCCCAGCAAAGGCCGGGGTGCTGCCGTCTGCGGTGAGACCGCCAGGCACGTAGATCGGCAGCGCTTGGCCGAGCGCACCCACGGCATTGTCGTACCGCAGCCGTGACACGGTAGGGCTTACCCCGCTGTCAACGTAAACGTGACAGTGATGCTGTCGCCTGACACGCTCAGCGTCGCCGTGGCGTTCAGCACGTCCTCCTCGGCGATGGTGCCAGCGGACGCGGCGTTGAAGTTCGCCCAGGAAGCAAGTGTCACCGGCAGCACGTCTGAGCCGTTCGCCGTCCACGTGGCCGTCAGGGTCGACGTGTTCGTACCCGCCGTGTGCGCATACGTCATCGCCTTGCGCAGCAGGCCACCGCCAGCCGTCGTGATCTCGCCCGTCAGCGTGGTGTCCGTCCCGGCGAACGACGCGCCGTTGTTCGCGGTCAGAGCGCCGTAGTAGAAGGCCGCTGGCTGAGCAGAGGTGCCGATGTGCTGGGCATGCAGCGCGTCGCGCCCAGCGTTGGTCAGAAGCGCCACCGGCTCGCCGGTCGGAATCTCGAAGTAGTGTGACACCGCAGCGGCGAGCTTCGGATCGTTGCTCGACACCCAGTCGGGCTTGTCACCGGCATGGTGGACGCCGACGATCTGCTCCAGCTCATGAATCGCAAGCGCGTACGGCTTGTCCTCGTCAGACAGGCCGCGCGCGATCATCGACAGGAGCCGGTCGTTATCGGTCGCAAGCGTCGCATCGACGTGCGCCGGATCGAGCACTTCGGGCCGCAGCTCCACCCGTGTGACGGTCGTGCCAAGATGCTCCGCCGTTTCGCTGACGCGCCGCACGCTGCCGTCGGCCATCGTGCGCTCGACCTGCATCTGCGGGTTGGAGTTGCCGAACAGGACGACGGTATCTGCCATGCTTACTCCCCAATTAGAGATTCGTCGTTAGAACGCCGGGGAGCGTCCGGGCTACCGACTTCCTCGGCTTGCGCATACTCACCTTCAGCTTGAGGCTGGGCGGGTGGGCGCGCGGCGCCGGTCTCCTCGCCGATTCGAGGGTCGACGGCAGCCGCATGCTCCTCGGAACCCGGAGTCTGGGGTGCAGCCTGAGCGTTGACCGAGGGAACGTACCGTCCAGCTTCAGTTGGGGCGTTGGTCGGGTCGGGCGCCGCCGCAGCGACCACTTCGGGCGGCGGACCGTCCCCGCCGTCGAGCGTCCCCGGGAGAATGCGCCCCGGCGCCTCTGGCGGCGTCACCCAGCTCTCCGGCTCGTCCGGCTCTGTCCGGGCGGCGGGTGTGGGTCGACCCTGGGGAGCTGCGGCAGGGGGCGGCGGCGGGACGGGGGTGCCCGCTGAGGCCGTCGCTGGCGCTGGCGCTTGGGTTTCTGCGGTCGCGGCTGTTTGCGCGACGGGCGGCGCGGCATCAGGCGGAGCATCGACCAGCACCGGCACGTACCGCTCGGTAGGGACGTAACGCTCCGACGTGGTTTCGAGGGTAAGCGGGCGCATAACGAAGTCCTCGCGCGCCTGAGTCTCCGAGTTCACACCGACGAAGACCTGCTCCTCGAATGGGTTGTCCTCCGGGCGGCGCGGCGCACGTGCTGTCAGAATCGCCTCGGCGTCGCTCAGCCAAACCGTGCCGAATGGCTCGATGCTCTCGCCGACGGGCTTGCCGTCATGGTCGAGCACCACCACCCCAAGCCAACCGGCTGTGTTGTTGCGGTAGAGCCGCTTCTGTGTCTGTGGGACCGCGCTTGCTTCCATCTCCTGTTACTCCTCCTGTGGTCCTCCGTTACGAGGGGCGGCGGTCCCAAGTCGTTACGTCAGCAACCGCCGCCCCGCCACTTCGCCTCGGCCTGCTCGGCGCTAGGTGAAGACCAGTCGCCCAAGTCGTCCACGTCCGATTCCGTACAGCAACATTCCGGCGTCCTTCGCGGTCTCCCACCTGACATAGAAGCCGCTGCGCGGGAGCTGCTGCACCTTGGCGTCGCCGCCGAAGTACGTCAGGCGACCGCAGTTCTGGCCTACAACCCAAATCTCGTTCACCGGTAGGACGAGATTGCCGTCGAAGTTCTCGAAGTTCTCTACTTCGACAATCGGGTAGCCCTTGTACAGACCGACCTGACCGGCGTTGAAGATACGCTCAGCCACGTTCGGGCCGAACTGGACGCCGAGGTTGGACAGAATGCGGACGGCGTTGCGCGCCCCGAGCAGCGTCACGTTGCCCTTGGAGCGCTGGGCCACGAAGTCGATGATCGGGTCGATGTTGTTCGCCGTCAGGCTGGCTGCTGGGAACGTGCCGTACGTGGCGCCGGTCGTAATGCCCGCCTGAATGAGTGTGACGAGGTTCTGCACCGGGAGCTGGTTGATCTTCTCGTTGGCCTGCGCCTGGAGCTTGGTGAAGCTGTTCCAGAAGTCCAGCTCGATCTCGTCGCGGTGCAGGTCGATGGCCGCTGCCATCTCCTGCCTGGGCATCAGGGTGCGCTGATACCTGAGCACGTCAGAGAGAATCTGACCGCCCTTCCCCTGGAAGACCGCGCGCATACCGCGCAAGTCCTCGTCCACCCAGTCAACGTCGCCGAGACCGACGGTCTTCACGTCGATGACGCGCGGCAGCACGCTGTCGCCCATCATGTCCGACCACGCGATGTCGAACAGTGCGAAGGCCAGCTCCTCCAGGTCCGCCGCGTTACGGCGGAAATACTGTCCGAGCGCAGCGTTCGATTCCCGCATGAGCTGCTGCCTGCGGTCCTCGTCTGTGGTGGCTGCGACTTCGGCCAGTGCGCGTTCTACCAAGGCGTCCATTTTTGTGTTGCTCCTCTCGTAGTCTGGTCGCCTGGTTCACACGTCGGACCGCAGGAACCTGACGGTCAAAATGCACTCGTTGTTTGTGCCGTAGTAGCGCGGCAGGGTATGCACGACGAAGATGTCGCTGTTGGCGACGACGTTGGCGTCACGGACGTGAGCCGCCCATGCGCCGGTTCCGGTCGTCTTGCCTGCCGGACGAGCGCCGCCCGGGTCCCAGCCGATGATGTCGCCTGGCGCATAGGCCGCGTCGGGCACCACCAGCGTCAGGTTGAGCACACCCGTGTGAATCGTGCGCACGTAGTCCTGATCGGCAATAGGCAGGTTGACGATCTCGTTCGGGCCGAGCGCCGGGTTGTACTGCGACCCCGGGTTGATGTCCGGCGTCATGATCTGACGCATGGCCACCGACAGCCCTTCCTTGCGAATGCCGTCGCCGGACGCGACGAGGGTGTCGCCAGCCGTCACGGGACGCACGCACTCGACGCCCGTCACCATGACGGGGGTCACCAACGTGCCCGGGACGATCACGCCGTTCGCGCGCTTGTACGACCAGACTTCGCCCGGGAAGGCAACATCGACGTTCGGCAATGCGCCGACGCCAAGAAGTGGGTATGCACCCTGCTGGGTGAGTGCAACGGGACTCATTTTCGGTCAGGCTCCTCTCGGTGTCCTTAGTTGCTCGGCGTCCGCTGCTTCGGCCCGAACTGACGGGCCAACTGGCGAACGGAAGTTGCGCCGTCCTGTGGCGGGGCACCGCCTGCCGGGTTGGTCACGCCGGAGCGCATGAAGCTCGCCACCTCCTCGCTGGAGAAGCTGGTGCTGCCGGTCGACCCGTTGCCGGACGAACTTGAACCGCCCTCGGCAGTCGCGTCACGTTTCACTCCGGCCAGCTCCTCGCGCTCCTTGAGCGCCAGGTCCCAGTTCTCATCGCTCGTCGTCCCCGCCAGCTCGGACAGGACGGTCTTGGAGGTGTCGCCGAGCTTGGCCAGGAAGCCCGCGCCGAGCGCTGTCCAGCGCTTATCACGGAGCGCGGTGGCCTGGGCCTTCTCCTCCAGCTTGGTGCGCTCGGTCTTCTCGGTGTCACGCTCTGTCTCGGCCTTCTTCTGCGCGGCCTCGGCGGTCTCGGCCTTCGTCGTCAGGTCACGGTTGGCGTTGGCCAGCTCGTCCTTCTCACGACGTGCCTCGTCACGCTCGCGCCGCAACGTTGCCAGCTCGCTTTCTTCGATCTGAACCAAACCCATTTGACTTGCGCTCCTTGGTCGATACGTGCTGTCTACGTGCGCCTTGGCGTGATATTCGGCGATCTCGTCATGGAAGTGATCTAGGTATGCCTCCGTGTAGGCGCCTACACCGCCCCGGCTGCCGAAGATCAAACCGGTGCCGGTAAAGCAAACATCGCCTAATATACGCCGACCAGAGTTTGCCCGTAAGTGGTCGCACCATGATGCGCGCTCCGCACCGTTGGGCAGCTTGATGTACTGCTGTGCGCATTCGCTGCACGTGTACCACGGGGCGAATGCCTCCATCGACTGCATGAGCTGGCCCTTGTCGAGATCGGCAACAGCTTCCTCCCAAACCGTCGGGAATCTGTGCCGCCAGATCGCGAGAATGGTGTCGATCCGCGAGTTATTGGACTCGCCGTTGATAAGTTTGCAGTCGGCGATGGTGCCGACGGCTGTACGCGGATCGTGCATGACGGTCACCGGCATCAGCATCGGCGTCAGGGACTTCAGCGCCAGCTCATCGTTCAGCCACATGGCGTTGTTGAGGTTGGCGCGTCCGGCCTCGACGTACTTGCCGCTTAGCCAGCCGATGTTTTCGTTGGGCGCCTTCGTCTTCACGGCAGATGCGAAAGCGAACTCCTCGACCTGTTCCTCGGTCGGGTTGACGAGCGTGAGCGGGGTGCTGAGATAGACCTTATCGCCCTGCTCGAAGATGTGGGGACGACCTAAAAGGCTCACGCTTCTAATTTACGCCGCGACTCCCGTTCGCGCCTACGCGACCCGCGACTTCAGCCGCTCGGCCACGGCGCGCGCGTCGGCTGCCGACTCCTCGCGCTCGGCCATCTCAACAAGCTGGTCGATGTCCTCGGCTATGTCGCTCCGCATGCGCGCCGCCTGCTCCGTGCGCTCCACCACCGACAGGCCGACGGACGATGCGGCGAACTGTGCCCAATCGGTCAACAACAACGCCAGCGCCGACAGCACTGATACGAACGCCACCGAATCGAACCACTTCTCGATTCTCGATATTCCGACGATGTACCCGACGATGAGCAACAACCAGACCACGACGCGAATGAGCGCGGACGCGGCCATGAAAGTCGCGAAGCGCCGCGACCCGAACAGCGCCGAATGTGACGCGAACCAGTTGGTTATCACGACGAGGCGGCGCCCTGCCCAGCCATGCCCGGTGCCTTGAAGCCGAGCTGCCGCGCACGCTTGCGAATGTGCGCCAGAATCGTGTCGCGTGACGCCTTGCCCGTGCCGATCCGCCGCAGGGCGTTCATGGCGTCCTGCATGTTGTATATGGGGTAACTGCCGTCGGGCAGTGACGCGCCCGTCTTCGCCGCCGACCTGCGCTCCGCCGCGCTGAAAGTGCGGCCCTCCTCGGTCGGTTCCCAGTGCGACGAATTGATGCGCGTCCACTCTGCCAGCTCCGTGTCACGCTCCTTCTCGATGCGCTCCACGAACGCGCCCAGCTCGTCCAACGTTTGCTTCTCCGTCATATGGCGACTGTTGTGCCGCATCACTTTGCCTTTCGTAGATCGGGTTGTTCGCTGGCGGGAGGTGGCGGCTTCGAGTGAAGCGTCGGCTTGACGCCCTGCTTCTCGTAGGTCGCGAACATGCCACGACGCGCTTCTGTCAGATCGTGACCGCAACGCGAGCACTTGCTGTGGGCGGCGTCCTGAATCAGCCCGCACTCCGGGCACTTGAGATAGGCGTACTTACCTGGCTCGATGTTGCCCTTGGCGATCTCCAGCAGCTCCTCAAGCATGGCCTGCACCATGCCGGGTCCGCCACCGCCGCCGCCCGTGTTGTCGGCGCCGCAGTTGGCACAGACCGGCCCCAGCTCTTGGCTGAGCGGCTGGCCGCAGTTGTAGCACGTGCCGTAGCCGCCCAGCGCCGACACCGACGGCTTCTTCTTGGCCTCCTCCATCGGCTGCGTCAGGAAACCCCACCTGATCGCGAACTCGCTGGCCTTGCCCAGATCGTACTGTGGCTCGGAGAACCGCAACGCCCGAACTAGCATTGCGCCGTCACCGATGCGCTTGCCGACGATGGCCCGCAGCCCATCTTCGAGCTTGACGCACGTCAGCTCGTCGCAGCGAGCATCGAGATTGACCGGCACCACCACCGAGCGCGTCGACCGGAGGGTCTGGTTGTCGGCGATGGCGTCGCGCTCGATCTCGGTCACGTAACCGCTGTAGTCGGCGGTCTCACCGTAGTCCTCCAGCAGCGCCGCCGTGGTCTCGCCGACGTAGTGGACGGTCGAGCCTTCGACCATCGCCCTGATGGTCTCGCCCGCGTTACGCTGAATGACCTGACGCGGACGCGCCTGCACCGGCTGCGGCTGGTCGGTCGGTCGCCCGTTGTTCGGCCCACTGGCGCCGGGTGGGCGCCCCGGTCCGTTGTCCTGCGGCTGGCCTGGAGCCGAGAACGGCACCGCACCCGGCATCAAGATTTCATCGTCGCCCCGAGCCAGCTCGCGCTGCCGTTCGGCCAGCGCCGCGTCGTAGTCATAGCCCAGCGCCTCGACCACCCAGCGGCGCGGAATGTCGCCACGGTCGCGCGCTTGGAGCAGGCTGTTCCAGAAGTTCTGGACGTTCGTCAGGACGATCTTCGGTGCCCAGATGGACGGCGCGCCCATCGGGAACACGGTGCGGTTGCGGTTCGCGGTTTCGTCGTAGAAGGTCGCCTGCGCGTGACGAATCAACTTCCGTCTGTCGCTGGAGATGACCCGCGATGTCATCTCCATCTCGTTGGTCGCGCCCTGCGTGCCGGAATCGCTCGGCACCTCCTCGGTCTGCCTCATCAGGCCCATCTTGAGCTTGCGCCCGATGAGCTTGCGCTTGTTCGGGTTCAGCAACTCCTCCAGCTTCGGCGTGATGATCTCGATTTGGAGCCGGTGATCGCCGACCATTACGCCAGAACGGGAAGCGTGCCGTACCTGCTCCATGAGGTTGTCCACCTCTGGCTGCTGTGCCGGGAGCTGATCCGTGCCCTTCTTGGCCACCACGATGTAGTTCGTGCCGCCCTGAAGCAGCGCGTAATCCATGATGTTCAGCAGTCGCTTGGCCTCCAGCAGCGCAAAGTCGCGCGTCAGGAATGGCCTGGGGTACGGCATCGCTCCCTTCGGCGCCGTCGTGCGCTGAACCATGCGCGGGTCCAGCATGTAGAGAGTCTGCCCGCGTGACGCGGGGTCGCCGTCCGTGAACGGAATCGTCACCTTGCCGGTGAACATCGCGGCCATGACCGGCTCCTGCATGGCGAGGAACGCCCGACGGCCACCACCGGTCTTCGGGTCCAGGTACTCGTTCAGCCAGCGCTTCACCGCCTCGTCCTCGACGTGGTACGCAAGCGTGCCCTGGCGCATGATGTCGTTAGTGATGATCCGCACGTTCTCGGCGGGCAAGATGCCGACGTTGGGCACCTGAAGCTGAGCCTGCACCGGCTCCGGGGTGGTCTTCACCGACGCCTTCAGCGGCCAATACTGCAACCGCTGGCGACTGAAGATCGTTATGGTTGTGACAGACGCAGCGATCAGGTACTCGCGATACATCTCGGAGAGCACCACCTCAAGATCAATCGCCGTCTTCGTCGGCCCCATAATGATGTCGAAGAACTCCAGCGTCTTCTCATCACGGTGCTGATTCACCACGCCGTCACCGAAAGCGACGGCGATCATGTTGCCAATGACCGCGCCGATGTCATCGTCCGTGTCCGCCACCGTACGGGCCAACCTAATTTCGTCAATAACAGACTGCGGCGTCCTGAACGGCGTCCGCGCCAGCATCGAACCCTGGTTGTTGACGTAGAGCTGGAAGTTGTTCGGCTGGGCGAGCTGAAGCCCTGCGATCTCCGTCCACCGGTCCTTGATGACATCGCGCACCATGTTGTCCGGCAGCTCGGTGCGATTGTCGATGATCGCGTTCACGATCTCGCCGTGGTAGCCCCCGCGCAACGGTGGCTGCGGGACGGGCGGGAAGGCTCGCTCCATTGCCCCTAATCTACGCCGATGGCCTCCCAAAAAGCCGTCACGGCGACGAAAGCCGCCTCTGGCGTGTCGAATACGCCAAGCCGGTGATTGACTCCATTCGCCTGAGCCTGCGCCCGATACCGGCCCCGATACGGGCTAACACCTCGCAGGCCCGTGCGGCTGCCACGATCCGCCCCACGACGATTCTGCGCGTTCTCGGCTGTCGTCGCCAAACGCAAGTTGCTCCGTTGGTTGTTGAGGCCATTGCCGTCCCGGTGGTCGATCTTGCCATTAGGGAAACCCATGATCTGACGGTGCATCAAGATCGTTGTCACACCATGTATGCCTCGCTGCGCATAGTCGTTGCCATGCAGACCCACACGCAGACACCAGCGGTACCCCGATAGTGCTTCGTAGTCGGCGTCGTCCACCAGGGCGAAGTCGCGCACCGTGCCGTCACGTTTTCTGAGCGGTATGCGCCTCATCCACCCGTCACCATTGTATATGCTCTGGAGATTGGACCTTGCCCCGCCTCAAAGCGCATGCGGTCGATCTGCCGGAGCGCCTGGGCACGAAGCTGCGTCACCTGTTCGCCCAGCTCGAAGGTCTCCGGGTCGACAGTTCGCTTGGCCGTGTTGATGTCGGCCTGGGTGATGCGCTCGCGCCGCTTGTTCGGCAGCGCCACCTCATAGCCGGTGATGAGCGTCGCCTTGTGCCTGTAGTGGCTGACCAGCGAGTCCAGCCAGAACAGTGCCTCCTCAAGCTCGCCCTGCATCCACGCGGTCTCCAGCAGGTAGTCCTCCAGCGCGCTGATCTTCTCGCCCGCCGTCGTGGCCGGTGAGAACTTCGGCGAACGCATCTCGCGTGCCATCGCCAGCGCACCCTTGATGTGGTCCAGGTCCACTATCTCCAGCTCCACGTGCTGTACAGCAGCCGCTCGTCATACATGACGCAGTACAGCCAGCCGCCCAGCTTGCCGTAGTTCCGGTCGATCTGCTCTTTCCTCATAACGCACCTACTGCCACCGCCCTGTCGTACACCGGAGCGGCAGGTCTGGCGTAAACCTGTTCCTCGATCTCCGCCTGCTTGTAGCCCATCGCCATTGCGCGGCCAGCGTCCAGCATGTGGAAGGCACCACTCGGCTTGCGCCGGACACCCGCCATCGCCTGCACGCGCTGTTCGGTCTCGCCCTGGTAGTCACCGATCAGCTTGTTGTGGAAGGGCAGCATCAAGAACCCCGAGTCGATGAAGCTCCGCAGGTAGCGCGTCGAGGCTTCGATCATCGTCATGCGCGCCACCAGCATCTCCTGGCCGGTCCACTTGTCGCGTATCACCTCAACGATGTGGCCGTACTGGTCGACCAGCTTGTCACCCTGCTCGCTGACGTAGTTCTTGTCGACGGCCACCGGGACCTTGGCGTTGAAGCTGAAGCCCTGCGCCACCTCCTTCAGATGTGACGGACACTCCTCGTCGTCCTCCATCGCCTGGTAGAGTGGCAGGCCGAGACCGGTGATGTCCTGGCCGAACGCCCGGAGCGTCTGCCCGTACTGGCGAGCGATCCGATACGTCACCTCGCGAATCTGGCGCTCACGGAAACGGTAGAGATGAAACATACGAATCAACTGGAGTCGCTGCTTACGCTCCTTATCGGGCAGTATGGCCCAAACCTGAATGCAGGTAGGGTCGGTGACGAGACCTACGTCCATGCCACCGTAGACCTGTTGGCCAAGATTGTCGGGCAGATCAAGCAGCGCACCGATGTCGCCACCCGGCCCGATCATCTGGTCGACTTCCTCGGCCTGGAAGTCCTGCGCTTTGAAGATGAGGGTGTTGTAGCGCGACTCCTTGTCCTGGTCGACGCAGGCGAACAATCTGGCCGTGACGAAGAACTGGGACAGCGACAGCCCTGGCTCGCCGAGCACGTTTCTACGATAATCGGGACTCATAGTTCCACCGTACATCGCCGCAGTGGCGTCCTTTTCCTGCTTTGACCACTGCGGGGTCTGTAACCGTGTGATTGTCGTTACGTTGTAGGACGGCGCCTTGGCCAGCTCGCCGAACTTGCCGCCCTGGCCGGAAGCGTGGACGCCGTAGAACGTCATCGTGAAGTCGAACTTTCCTTCGGAGTTCGTGTGGTCCTTCATCACGGTCGGGAACACCTCGGTCCAGCCTGCCGACGGGTAGTCTTGCATCTCGTCGCCGAGCATGTCCGGTTCGTGCATGCCCTTTACGCCCAGACCGGAGATGTGCGGTATGCGACCCATGATCCGCGTGCCGTCCTTGAAGTCGACCTGGAACGGCTTGTGTGTGATGCCGGTCTTCTGGGCCTCGGCCTTCAGGAAGTCGTTGGTCAGCCGGGTGTTGGTCAAACGGGTCTCGATGGCCTGCGTCAGCGGGTCGAGATGGATCATCTGCGGCGCCGTGACGAGCAGGTCTTCGCCAATGCGCCTGAAGGCGTGCGACACCGCTATGGCCTTGATGCTCTCGGTCTTACCCACGTCCCGAGCGCATGGTGCGATGTTGTAGTTGCCTTTGGGGCGGAACAGCGCGTACTGATAGTCGCGGACGGTATAGCACCCGCCGTGGTCTTTGTTGAGCGGGTCCTCGAACAGCAGCTCGGCGCAGAACACCGGGTCCCGAAGCTGCGCGATCAGCGCCCAGTCGTCGTCGTCCAGTTTCCAGATTCCCTCGACCGCCTCGATCTTTGACTGGCCCTCGATTATGCCGAGCGTTCCCTTGGCCATTAGCGTCTAACGGGAGCTGAGCCGTAGAGTTGGTAGTAACGACCAGCCAGCCGCGCGTAACGACCCCATAGCTGTTCAGGGGTCCACCGGTCGAGGTGGCCGGGTCGAATGATGTAACCATCTATCGTCACCTGCCCGTGTCGTAGGGCGCACATCATCGCCGCCTCCTTGGAGTGGAAGCCGCGCATCAGCTCGTCCATCAAAGCTGTCCCACGTACAGCTTGCCTTTCGTCTGCGCCCATTCCTTGTCCTTCTCGTCCATCCGCTCCACCTCGGCGAGCAGCCAGTCGAGCAGAGTCTTCGGTGTCACGTCGTGGTATGCCCGGTCCTGCTTGTCAGCGTGGTAGAGCATCCGTATCTTCCAGCTCAGCTCCTTCCATACGCGCTGGTACTCGGTCACCTGGCTGGTGATGTGGATGCCGCGCTCATGCGCCGCGCGCTTCAGCGTCTTCAGGTAGTTGTCGACGGTGTGAGCACCGCCCTGCTCGCGAGTGGCCTTGTCAATGCCCAGGGACTTTTCCAGTCGCGCCATCTCTTTCGCCGCTTCCGTGAGCGTCTTCTGGTACGCCGCCAGATCGCCCGCGTCCTGGTCGATGCGCCGGTACGAGCCGGTGGGTAGGCCGTCTGCATCAAGTTGCACCTCCATGCCGTTGATCGCCGTCTGGCAGCGGAACAAGATGACCTGCTGCTGAAGCAGCGCGCCCAGGTTGACGAGATCGTTGTGCTTGACGAGCAGGTAGTCCTCGCGGTAGCGCCGCAGCGCCTTCTCCCACAGGTCCACCTCGTCCGCCGTCTGGAGATGCAGGTAACCACCGGACGGCAGTTCGACCCTATGATCGACTATTCGGACTGGCTTAGCTGGCACAGGGGACACGTCCTGTCGAAATGACGGCGCCAGCGCTCGTCCACGCCCAGCTTGCCGTACTTGTCCTCGATCTGCACCGCCGTCACGCCCAGCACCTCGAAGGTGTAGCAGACGTTCTGGTCGACCCACCGGGTGATCGGAACCGTCACCTTGCCGGGTCCGGCCCACTCGAACGCCATGTGACAGGCGACGCACAGCCGCAGCGCGTTGCGAATGTCGTACTGGGGCAGCCTCAGCCGCCGTAAGATTTGCTGCGAGACCACGTGGTGCGCGTGAAACTCGTCGGCGCTACCGCACGCAGCGCATACACGCTGGTGTCGAGCTTCAAGCCAAAAGCTGTGTGGGTCGGAAATCAAGTCTCCCACGATCAGGCCCATCGAGGAACCTCCCGTAGAGATGATGGAGTAGCGAGATGCCAAGCATAGCCGTGTCGCCGGTCTCCATCGGGCGCAGACGCCAGACCCAGACCTTCTCGGCTGGCATGTAGACGCCGCCCTCGCGCTTGCGCCAGTAGCGCCTGAAGTCGTCGTAGGAGGCAAAGCCCTCGCGCTCGACTGCCTCCGCGTCGAAGGTGATGCTGAACAGCGGCTCGTACCTGTACTCCTCCAGCACCATGACCTGCCAGTCGTGCCCCTCGCCCTCGTCCGCGTACGCCACAACTGCCGTTGGCGGCTTGATCGAGACCAGCGCCACCCTCTCCCGGTGGCGGGTGCGAAACTCGGTCTTCTCGCCGATCTTGACGCGCGGCCAGTCCTCTGCCGGGACGCGCAGGAAGCACGTCAGCGCTTGGCGCTGCTCCAGCCGCCGTGTCACAACCCGACCTGTGTCAACAGCTCGGCCAGGTCGTCCGGCAGGTGGCCCAGCTCCGTCGCCGCATCAACCTCCAGTGCCAGATCGTCGTAGCGCGTGCGCTCGGCCATGAGCAGGTCGTAGCGCTTCTCGACCAAACTCTGGTCCTTCCCTAAGCGGCAGAGCTGGCTCCGGCGCTCCTCGGGGTTGAGCGTGGCGTGCTCGCACGTCAGGCAGTCCTGCCCATCGTCCTTCCAGTGGCATGTGATCCCCCGGTGCAGCAGCGTGCCCTCGCGCAAGAGCAGGTCACTGAACAGCTTCGCCAGTTCGTCCACGCTGGCCGTCAGGTCCACCCTGATGCCCGTGAAGAACGTCGCATCGAACGGGTCTCCGATGTCAGACAGATCAGACAAATGCCAGCCCACCCTTTCCACGGGACTGCCTAGCTGCCCGCGACTGTTGATTGTGCAGGCATCTCCTGCGTCGGCTGATCGACCGTGCTCACCGCCGCTTCCACCGGAGCCGCCACGCTGGGCGGAAGCAGCTTCGTCACGCCGTCGATCACTGAGGCTTCGTGGGCCTCCAGCGCCGCCTGAATCTGACGCAGTTGCGGCACGTCCTGTGGGAAGTTGTCCTGTATTGCCTTCGCGACATGATCGGTGACGGCCTCGGCGCCCAGTGTGAAGTGGACGAACTTCTGACGCCCGAATAACCATGTGAGCGATGCCGTCGTCGCAAGCACGGCGCCGCTGACGAATACCGTGACGAACTGGTCGTGCGGAATGTCGATGCCGGGAATGGACTTCCCCAACACGGTGAACAGCCATCCCGCCGCTCCGGCGAACACGGGGGTGAGAAGCGCCACCACGCGCTCAATCGAGACCAGAGGTGTTTTCGGAACCACCGGTACGGGCGCAGGAACGGTCGAAGTCGTATCAGTGGTTGCCATGTCACTTTCTTTCTAGAAGACGCTTCAGGTCCACGATGCCGTTGTACGCCGCGTTGAGCGCCGCGTCGATCTCGCTCGGCGCTGGCGCTGGCGGCGCAGGCTTGGGCGCTGGCGCTGGCACAGGTTTGGGCGGAGGCTTCGGCGCCGGAGAGTGCGGAGCGGGTGTCGGTCCGGTGTGGTGAGCGAAGATGCGGGCGAAGTCCTTGGCGGTTCCGTTGAAGATGCTCCCGTCGTTGGCGCCGCCGCCGATGCCCGCGAAGAACCCCCGGTCGGTGTTCTGCCACAGCTCATGCGGGTCGGGCGGCGGACTGCCCTGGTATGCGGCGACCCAACGTGGCCGACCCGACCAGCGCGCCCAGCCACCGATGTTGGTGCGTCCGAACCACTCGCCGCTGTAGAGGGTGGACGGCTTGCCGTAGTGACCGTCCACGGTCTCGAACCAGATGTGCGCGCGCCCGGTTTGATCGCCCGCGCCCTCCTCCAGATCGAGACAGGCGAACTCGTTGGGGTGCAGCGGCCCTACGGCGGAAATGAAGTCGTGCGCTTGAGCACCAGCGTCACGTCCGGCGACGAGATACTGATACCAACCGATGCAGTCGAACTGGTACTTGCGCAAATAGTCGCGGCGGACCGGCCACATGCGGTCGGGACGCCAGCCGTTATGCGCTCGGACGATCAGGCAGGTGTGGCCACTCCGAAGGTACGCAGGAGCCTCGATGTCGCCCTGAAACTCACTCACGTCGGCGAGCGTTATCACGCCCGCGAGTCCGTCCGCATCATCCCTCCAATTAGGCTAGGCGACCAGGGCCGCTGCCTCCTTTGCGGCAGACGATGCCAGCTCCGCCAGCCGAGCATCGTCGCCCGCGAGGCACCACATGGTAGCCAGAACCCGACCACCACGGCAAGCCTCGATCTTGAATCTCTGCGCGCTATCCG